AGCCATCGTATGTGAGTCTAGATTAAAACGCTTAATAAAAGCTGGATCATTAGTATTCTTAACAATAAATTCAAGAGCTGCCGCCGGGTTCTGTTTTAGGAACTTACCAAGTTTAGGATTAGAAGATGTCTGAGCTGAGCTCATATGACTAATCATGTCATCTATGGCATTCAGTTCAGCAGCTGTAATAGTCTTAGAGTTACCAACATGACCTAGATCCTTATAGATGGCCTTCTCACTAACACCCATAGACTTACCAAGCTTGATGACATGAGACAGCTTAGATCTATAAGCTTCCTTAGCCTTCATTGTATTCTTGGTGCTCATACTACTTAGAGCTTCTTATGTAGTAGTCTCAGATATCACTTGACCTATGCTAGCACCATCAAAGCCTCTGTATTCTCTGAGAGCTGACCAGTCACCTTTAGTAACTTGACTAAATGCTTTAAGCTCCGCCACGTTTCCTGACTTTAGAAATCTTTCTAACTTGGCACGATCTTTAACATCATAAGTACTAGCAGCCATCTTAACAAGCTGGTTTACCTGGTCATAAGCCTTAGCTGAAATTTTATTCTGTTGTGCTTGATGCTGGCCTGTAGCCTCTTTAAGAGATATCTCAGGAGACCAGTCTCTCTGGCCTCTTAATGCAGTGTTTGCTCTATTAAAAGCATTAAACTGATTTGGCTTAACATAATGACCATTAATAGCCACCCGACCGTCTTTAGACATGACACCATGCTGAGCTCCCTTAGGAGTCATGATAACTACCTGTTTTTGAGTAGTGCTGTAGGTACTAAGTAAAGCATTTGTGGCTCTTGCCGCTGCTTTGCTACCTACGGGTTTATCAGAGAATAGATAGATACGATCTTTAGTAACCAGTACATCTTGCTGCACATCAAAGTCATTGTTTTTATAATGCAAGACTTTCTTTTGAACACCTGACTTAAGATCCTTCTGAACCTTGCTATCAGCTTTCAAAGCTTTTTGAATCTTCTTAGCTTCAGTTAAGAAATTCTTTTCAACACCTTCATCTAAAGGAATTTTTCTAGAGCTAGCAAAAAGATCCCAAGCTTTCTCTATTGACTTTGTCGAACGACCAGAATTTTTAGAAAAGAAGTCTGATAGGAACTCTGTCAACAGTGTGTTTATTGGAGACTGTTTAGATAAAGAGGCGAAAGGTATCTTAGAGGCATTTGGTATCTTAGTTAAAGTTTTAGCTGCTGAACCAACATTATCTTTAAAAGCATTGGCTGTCTTGACTACACCAGTCTTAACTGTCTCTCTGTTCCAATTTTGTGGCGTTACAATCTTAGAGATTTGCTTAGACCTCATGAATTCACTACGAGCTGACATAGGAACTTTCTCTAGCTTGACAACTGGAATACCTGCTGTTGCTAGTTGTTTAGCTGCATTATTCATAGAAAATTGCATTTTGCCTGACTGGTCATGTAGGAATACTTTATTCCCAGCATTAACTACATAAGCAGATGGATCTGATCTTAATAAGTCTTTTAAATCTTTTAAACTAATCGCCATTACATAGCCCCTATAAAGGATGATATTTGGTCAAAGCTCGCTTTAGGATTTTTCCTAGCTTCTTTGGCTGAAGATTTTTTATCAATCTTGCCACCAAATGCTTTCACTGTTATATAAAATATATCTGAGTAATGGTTATTGGTGGTCTCTAACTTAAGTTTGATGGCGGCCAATAGCTCAGCCTGAGTAAGTTTGAACTGGGCCTCTAAAGACTTAATAGTATCGTAGTCATAGAGCCAAAGAATTAGTTCTCCAAAGGATTTATCGAGGAGGGCTGGGACGGTGATGAGATCTGATTGAGGCGTGTCGCTAGATTCTGTATCATTTGTTGATGAGTTAAAAAAAAATCTGACATATAGTCAAACACTCCATTGAGCAAGAGCATAATGTCTTCTACCTCTAGAGTTTCTATCTCAGTAAAGGTTAAGACTACTTGACCTTTAGGATTACGCGTAGATAGACACATCTTTAAAATAGTGTCTGAGATTTCGAGGTTATTAAACATTTGATACAAACGATCTTCTTGCAGTAGGAACTCTTGTAGTTCTCTGTGTATGCCATAAGTCATTTCAAAAGGAATAGTTTCCTCTGTGTCTTTTATTTTCAAGTAGATTAATTCCATGGTGTCCGCCTCTAGAAGATTTAAAAGACCAGCTTGGCGGACGGGGTAAGCTGATCTTTTAAGTCTTCTAACCCCGAAGGGTTAGAATTTGTTAGGCTAGCAAGAAGCCGCTGTAGAAACACCTTTAGTAAGACGTCCCTGAACGAACTGCTTGAGCATCGCTTTTTTGACAGAGTCAGAACCAAACACATCACAGTCAATTTCTCCAGAGGCTGGAGCAAGAGGTGAGATAGTAAATGGTAGAGTACCAAAGTTGTCAGTCGAGTTAGATACTTCAACAGTACCAGAAATTGTTGCTTTCCAAACATCATAAACAAATGGTGTTTGGTCAAGAGGCATGATACCAACAACTTGAACAGTCATTGGTGGAATTGCTGTCTCAGCACCAAGAATGATAGCTTCAGCTTTAGTAACGATTGAACCGCTTGGGAAGTCACGAGGAACACCATAACCGATAGTTAACTCAAGAGCTGCTGTTGCTGTTACTTCAGCCACAAATACATCAGTAGTATCTGTTGATGGGTGAATATAAATAGTATCTCCGATAGTGAAATCAGTCTCAGCTGCAACGGCGATAGTAGTAGCATCAGCAACTGTGATAGCAGTTGTTGTAGTTGTACCTGACGTAGCAGTTAGAGAGTTCTCATAAGCTGTCTTGTCACCGTATAACATTGCCAAGTTTCCAACAGTGTACTCTGAAAGACTACCAGTGATAGTCAGGTCACGAGAACTTACTGCTGTTGCATAGGTACGTTGAGGGAAACCTGCATCAAGTTTCACTTCGTTTGTTGTCATAGACACTGTACAATCAGTCATAAGTCCGATTGCATCTGAGGGTGCTAATTCACCAGCTTTAGTTAGATCTGTTGATACACGTAGATCAAGATCACCGATAAAAAAGTCTTGCGTTTTTGCAGTTGATGCCATAATAGCTCCTTGTGGTTTAGTTGCGAATTGCTTTACAATTGAATAATAGTAAAGCGATTATCTTTGGACAGCCTCTAACTAGCAAGATCTACGTTAAGTAGTCCTTGTACGGTGAACTGAACTACATTCAGGTTGTGACGCATCTGAGGCCGAGACGCCACTTCCTGTTTTATATCAGTCACCACGATCTTAACAGTTGTATCATTTAATTCAGAAGTAGGCTTCTTCAAGCCTGCCGCTTCATAGACACATAGCCCCCTATATCTAGGGTAGCTCTGCATAAATTCGTTTAGTACAGCTCCAGTTACTAGAGAATTTGTGTCAGACACATTAGCCAAAGACACTAATAGTTGATACTCTATCTTAGTAAAGACCTTAGTCTCTGTGCCAGTCTGAACCAAAATTAGTTTGTTGGTACTGTCTTGTAACATAGAGTCTGCTGCCTCAATAGAAGTAGTAGCTGCGAACCCAAAGGTTGGAAACTCATCTTTATCAAGCTCATTGATAAATTTATTTACATAGTAATAAACACTAAGAGTAGTGTCCTCTATAGATGCCCTTGCCATTATACGTCCTTTATAGCAGTGATTTTAAATGAGCCAGCTACTCTTTCAATAGAGCTGACCTTATAGCGATCTCCGCTATAGTACATTACATATGGTAATCTTGGGTTCTCAAGCTGATTAACAGCTATGAAAAAGTTCTGTTCAAAAGAGTCTACTGGTTGAGCAGTTGGACTTAGTCTTTCTTTTCTATCATAGAAATCAAGATAAGCATCATAGGTGCCACTAACTATATTTAGGTCAGTACCATCTAGCATTAGCTCATTACCGTCTACAGTGTCATTAGCTTGGCTTGAGCCGATAGCATTCTTAGTTACCACTTGTACGGCTAGAAGTATCTTGGTATGAGTAGGTAGTAGCTTATAGATCCACATATCTTTATTAACATGTTCTCTCATAGCTTTCTGAACTATCCAACGTTGTTGTGAGATCTCTATTAATGAGCCCTCAAGTCGCGGATTACTTGTAGATGTAATATGTAAGAACATATCGTCGCTGTTTAGAGACTCCTGCTGCAAGCTATAACGCACTTGAGACAAATCACCACTGTAGTTTGTACGTATGAAATTATTCCATATCTTCTGAAACTTCAGTCTTATTAAAGACATATCCATGATTAACGTCCTTCGCCGGTCACTGGATCCGTATCTGGTGAAGCAATAGAGAATAGATCATAAGAGTATTCAGTATCAAGTTCTTCACCGGCTTCAACTTCTGCTACCTTGGCACGAGCCAAGTCTAACATAGTCTCTATATTATCAAATCTACTAAACTGATTAAAGTTATCACGAATTGTTTCTGGTACTGAACCAAGAATATAAGTTGATAGGATTGTAATGGCTTTATAGCCTTGATAATAGAGAGAGTCTAGTTCTGAAAGTTCAGAGTAGTTACTCGCCGCGGTCTCTGTGATTTCCACAACGCGGAGAGTAGAGATGACAGTGTCAGGCAGCTCAGCCGCAGATAAACCAGATAGAGATCTAATGAAGTCTGCAGTGAGTGCCATCGATTATGCCTTCTCTTTTACTGGTGCTTTAGCATTCTCTTTTGGAGAGTCTTTTTTACCAGCTGTTTTAACTGCCGCTTCTTTAGCAGCCACGTCAGCTTCAGTAGTCTTAACCACTTCGGCTTTCTCTTCTTTGGGTGCTTCCACTTCCATGATAGCTCCACTGTTTAGCAGTGAACGAATATGTCCAGTTGCTTTAACTTCGAATGGACCCTTACCGTGAAGGGTCACTTTTTGCTCTCGATCAAAGAAGACCTGAGCTGGGTTCTTAAGTTTTACAAACATCAGTTACCCCTTACGCGTCAGAAAGGTGAAGAACAAATACCGCATCAGTGAAGATCTGGCTAATCTCATCAGCAATAGAAATGACTACAGAGTCAAACTGTTGTGTGATGATACGCTCAGTCTCTTGGATGTCCGTCCCTGCTTGTACTACACGCTCAAGTGCATACTCACGATCTAGTGTCAAGATGTAATCATCAGGAATAGTATCGTCAGTCATTGGGAAGATTGTTACATTTTTCCATAGACCACGAGAAACTTGAATTTCCTGAGTAACTGGACCTTGCTTAAGAGCTGCCATCATTGCTACTGGGTCAACGTTTGGCTTCTCCATAAGGATCACTTTAAGTGCTGTATCTAATGACATGTAATATGTATCAGGAGCATAAGGAGCAAAACTACCAGTCCACTTTAACCAAGCTTCATAAGTAATAACGTTACCAGTTGCTGCTGCATCAAGAGAGTCAGACTCTACTGCTGTTGCACCATTGAATGCTTTATCAATTGCTTTCTTAAAGAGAGAAACTGACTGAGACAACATGATACGTTGGATAACAATTGAAAGAATATCCATAGAAGCTTCACGTTGGAACTCATAAGACATATCAATTTGTACACCACGCTTGTATACTGATTTAGCACTTTCTTCCCAAGTGATTTGTACGCGAGGGAATGTACCGAATTCACCGACACGACCCATCTCATACTTAGTACCATCTGGTTGATCGCTCTGACCTGGAGTCGTGTCAATCCATAGCTCTTTATAAGTTGAACTGTTGATTGTACGAGTTGTAGCCAATAGCATGTTAACATCGTAGTCTTGATCTTTAAGAAGTGCCATACGTGCAACACGTGAAATGAACTCTGGGAACAAGATTGTTGACGCTGGTACACCTGTTTGAAGAGGCTGGTTATCAGCGTAAGCTTCAGAAGCTTTAAGGAACTGCTCAATAGTTGAAGCATAGATACCTAGTTCTGGGTTAGACTTAACAACAATACCAAAACGCTGAAGTTGACGCTCAAATGCATCTAGCTTATCGCCTGGCTGAGAAGGGTTAACGCGCTCAAGATACTGAGACAAAGACATCTTTGCGTCAGCAGCTTCTGAGTACATACTCTTATCTAGAACTACCTCTGCAGCCGAAGCTACAGGTTTGTGTTTAAATTGTTTTGGCATTTTTTGCCTCCTTAGTTTAAGAAAAAGATTGATACAGATTCTGTATCAGCTGCACCGCTAAGAGCTACTGCTGCTGATGCACACTCTAGGTCTGTACCAACTACATAAGCACGAACTGAGCCGGCGCCATCTGGTACTACACGATCACCAACGGCGATTGTTCCAGCTGCTGCGAACTCATGAACACCTGAGAAGTCAACAGTTGCAATGCCATCGTTAGAATTAACTGTACGAAGGACACCCCAAAAGTTAGCTGCGTCAGCGCCAAGAATAACCTCGCCTGATGCATTCAAAGAAACAGTCTTTGCAATGTCTGCAGCTACAAGAGGAGCTGCTGCCGGTAGTGGCATAGTCAATACACGTTGTAATGTATATTGGCCTTTATAACGAATTTCTGGATAACTCATTGTGTCTCCTTAGACTTGGTAAGATGATGCTGGAACTTCGTAGTTCACCATTTCATCTTCTTCAATTGTTTGACGACCTACTGGTAAAGCACGAGTCTTCTCCATATAAGTGTCAAGATCTTTTAGCAACTGCTCCATGTCTTCTGGTGCTTTATAGTTAGCATCAAAAGGAACTGCAAGTAGTGCAACTTTTTCACCGAGAACTTTAATGCTATCAGCAAACTTAGACTCAGCTTCTGCTTTATCAGCAACAGCCACATCTTTGTCAGCTACAACAGCGTCATAAGCATCAAGCTTAGTCTTGTTCTCAATAGCATCTTCTTTAAGAGTAATATTGTCTTCACGAGCAGTATTAAACTTATCTGTCATTTCTTGAAGGTCTTTTTCCATCTTCAAACTCCCGTTATTTTCTTTTTCATTATTGTCTTGCAAGAATTCTCCGCCATGGACAACCTCTAACTTTCCTTCTGAGAAATTCATAGAATTCTTAGTAAAGAAATCAGATTTTTCTGATGCTTCAATGATCTTAGCTGCTGGAACAGCTCCACTGTAAACTAGGCTTCCCTCTTTCACATCAATATCATCAAGCATAACATAACAAGTCTTATCTCCTAATGAGGTACCATTAAGAGGATCCTTGACTTCATACTTCTGTCCAGGAATATGAGGGCAGTTCTCGTAATCTTGAATATCGTTACCACAAATTGAACAGTCGTGTTTACCTGCATTGAAACCAATGCTGACACTATCGAGGATACCTGTATCAACGCGAGCTTTAATATCATCATATTCTGAGATCTCCTGTGGTACGTAAAACTTTGCAACTACTTGCTCATCAGCATTTACTTCTGACTCGTACCAAGCACCTACTGGCAACTGCTGAGAGTCATGTACCATTAACAATGGAAGACCTCTACTATTAATTGTGTCACTTACTTGACTAAGTGCATTGGGACGAAAGCGTGTATTATATGCTGTTGGGTTCGTATCAATGAATACTGTCTTAACTTTGTAAGAACCTTTACTTGGGAACTTTGGCATTGTATCTCCTTATATTTAGCTTGATGACTCGTTACCACGAGTATCACCAGCGCCATCACCACCTGTAATCGAGCGCCCTAAAGGGTCTCCATTAGGTGAGATGTTTTCTGTATCTGTAGACGGTCCTCCATCGAGGAACAACGTCCCAGATAACTCTTCTTTTGGCAAGTGCTCGATGCCAAGTGCAAGAGCCGCCTCACTATCATCGATGTGTCCAAATGATTGTAGCTGCAAGATTCTATTTTGCTTAGCTAGTTTCTGTGGCTCAAGCTCAAGATCAGGTCTGAGGTTAATCGGTCCATGCTCAACTTTAATCGTACCCTTAAAACCTAGTAGGCGAGCACTCATAGTATAAGCTTGTGACAGTATCTTGTCACAACGCTGTTGTAAGAACTTAGGTGTATTGATAAATACCATTGTTTCTACAGATGCAATATTCTGTGAGCCACCACCTGTTCTCTTACCTAAGATAGAAGGGAGCACTTTCAACGATGAGGTCAACTGACTGTCAAGTATTTCTACGATCGGTCTGAAGTCCACAGTTGCAGTGCTTCCTGTTTGAAGATAATCAACTTCAATAGAGTCGAATATAACAATAGCATCTTCAGGCTTCAACTTAGCCATAGACTCACCAATAGTCTTCTTCTGTGCCACTAACCATTTAGTTAATTTAATTGGGTCTGTACGAACATCAGCTGGAGCATTCTTACGTAGAACCTCCTCTAGAATAGTAACCTTGTGTCTAGGATAACCAGCACGAGCTACTACACGTTGAATATCTGTAATGACCTGTTGTTTAAATGTTACAGCTTGAATAGCTGGTAATAGAGGAGAGTCAGCTGTTGCTTGATCTGGGTGTCTATCAGTGTTAACATAAAAGAAGGTTGGAATATCTAACTTGATATCTTTACCTTGAGCAGTCTGATAAGGAGAGTAGATACCTTTCTGCTTACGCCATTTGATCTCTTTAGCAGCGACTGTCACATATCTTACTGGCAACTTAAACTCATCAAGAATAACCTCGAGACCGAGGCCACCTTGCATGAATAGTTCCATCATGATATTGTCAGCCATCTCTTCAGTGTTCTGTGCATTGACTGATGCTAACCAAGTATTGTTAACCAAGGTTTTAAACTGACGAGTCTTATCTGCATCATATTCACCCTTGTCATTAATAAAAGACATAGTGATAGGTGTAGAGGCAAAGCGAATTACGGCCCATATAGCATTAGCTGTATCGGGGTCATACTTCTGTAGGTTATTAATAACCGTAGGAGTATCTCCTGAAGCACGCAAGTTAGTAGGGTCAAAGTACGCACTGTATGGAAGTGGTGAATACTGATCGCCCTCTTTAACTGGTGACACCGCCTTAGGAACAGATGGTGCCTTTGCAGGCTTAAAGAGGTTCTTAATAGATGATAACGATGGTGCCATATAATGATCCTCTGATATTTAATTTGATATAGTATATTACTTAATCTGGGTTATCCCGATATCTATCGGAGCTGTGTGAACAGTGCTATCTCCAAAGATATCATTAGCCAATTTAAGATAGGCTACTGAGTGTAAGAGGTGGTCTGCTTTTACTTTCACATACCTAACCGCTTCTACCTCTGTATCACTTAGTCTTTGTTTAACCATACCATGTAGATGTTCTTTAAGAGTCTCTAACTTAATCTTACTATCCACTTCTAGAGAAGGTATAGCTAGAACTTTATCAAACAGTTGTGTGCGGTTCACTGTAACATCTTGCTCATTGGCTTTAATAGTATAGTAGTCTTTCTGGCTATCAGAGTAATAACAAGTAAAGGCTCTACCAGGTAACAAGTCTCTAATATCAGATGATAGCTTAGTTTGTGGAAGAGCATCTAATACCATACCACTAATAAAGTAATTACGAATTAATGATTGAACTTCTTCTTTGATCTTATGCTCACTAACCTTCTCAGCTCTACATAGAACTATGTTACCCTCTGGTGCTTGAAAACCTACAGTTAGCCAACAGTCTTTACCAAAGTCAATACCTAAGAATAAACCATAAGAAGCGGCAGCTGGATAGTTACCGATCAAGATCTTTTCATGATCAAAGATTTGATTAGCATCAATATAGTCTTCACCTAAGCCAAAGTTGACCCAGTCAGAATATAGCTCGTAGTCTTCACGTGATCTAAGAAGATCAAAGGGTCTCTGAGTTGCAGTGTTCCAAGGACGAACTTGATAACCAGATATGTATCTACCTGGATGTTTAGCTACCCAATCCATCTTAGCATAGTCATGATATTGAAGTGGCTGACGACATTTTTGACATAGCATCTGTACTTGATCAGGACCAATGTCTACAAGATCATCCATTACAATATCTTCTGGTTTAACATTAGAGAACCTAGGGTGTGTAACAACCACATCTTTAAAGAAGTCATGATCATTCCAGTGGTTACACTTTGGACACTTCATAAGATAGTGTTGTTGACTAGATAGATTAAACTCTTTAGAGATAGCAAAGTCAGGAATAGTAGGGGTACTAAAACGACGAATAAGTTTATACTGAGAGTGTGACAGTCTTGAGTTATACTTACCAACGACTGCTAAGTCAGAGAAATCATACTCATCCGTAATTATCATATCTGCTGGAACCGAGATGGCTGACGCTGCTCCAATGGTTCCCTTAATATACATATAGCTCTTACCTAGTTGCTTGAGCTCTTTTGCATCTACCTTCTTATTCAATAGATTGTGCATAGACGGCGACTCTTGAATAATGTCCTGTACACGTGTGGTAGAGAAGGCCAGGGCCGCACTACGTGTAGGCTGTGTCATGATCGCAGTTTTTCCTTGATTACGTACCAAGAAGGCAAGTGTCTTACGAACAATAATCTCTTTTAGTCCTACCTGAGAACACTTCTTAACAACCACGTGTTGGTTGTTATCATTGATAATAGCTTCTTGAAACTCATGGCCTTTAAGTGAGAAGTTACGTCCTAGAAGTTTGGTATTCTTACATATCCAATCAGCATCTGTAACACCTTTCTCTAACATACCATAGCGTCCCTGAAGTTCAGAGACAAAGTTCTGTACAAATATATTACTCATGGGCATCCTTGTGGTGTATAGGTAAATTCATATATAAACATCTCTTCAGAGTCATTTTCAGTTCCGTTGAAGCCATCTCTAAAAAGTTTGTTTGTTGAGTCTCCTGGCTGATACTTGTCTACAGCTTGTCTATCTTGAGCCTCCGTTGTGAACACATCTAAAGCACTATTAAAGGTTACTTCACCTACTGGAATCCCTTCTGTATCTTCTTCTGGTAAAGTTATAGTACTAGGATCTCTTAAACCCAGTAATCTTGGATAGCCTGTGTGCGAGTCCCAATGTAACAGTGGATTAAGAAGGCTTATCTCCATGTTCTTGATCTCTATAACCTCGCCCTGTTGTTGCCAATTCTCATCTTCATAGATATAACCATTAGTTATAGTTATAGTTATATCCTCTGGCCAGGTACAGTTAATGAACTTAACAGTGTGAACCTGCCAATCAGGTGAAGTCGTTCCAGGGCTCCAGAACTCAAAGGCTAAGTAGTTAAGGTTCTTAGTAGTGTTCTGTATAACCAAACCAATGTAAGTATAAGAACCAAGATCAAGATTACAAGTAACATTAAGAAAATCCCATACTCTGGCTCCACAACTCCCTTGGCCAAGTGGGAAAGAAATGCTATCATCATAGTTTAACATCTTAACATAGGTACTAACGCCTAGACCATAGGCACCTGCAGTTGGACAAACTATTCTAGAGTCTATAATAGTTATATCGTCATTGAATGCTCTAATAGAAAACCAAGGATCTTGATAGGCATAGACACCATGTGGTCCCTCTATACAACTATCTTGAATATAGACATTCTTAGCCCCGAACCTCATGCTGCCTGAAGCTACCGTATCAACAACATAGCCTGTCAATCTAGATATTAAAGCAAAGTACTCACCTTGTATCTGATTAACGAGGTTGTCTATATACCAAGTACCTGTAGCATTATCTGGATTAGTATTGTAAGAGGCTGATACAAAGTTCTTTAGATCACTGTTCTTTATAATACCATTTAGTACTACTGGAGCTCCGTAGTTACCAGGAAAACCTATGTGAGTAGCGTGTAGGGAGCAATTGTTATAGTAGCCTAGAAACCAAGTCTGAGCATTACATATCCAACTATCACCAAAGCCTTGGCCTGCCCAGATAGTACTCTCCCCGCCACAACTGTCTGGATTAATTACAACTGCCACTACAGACTACTTAACTTTGTGATGACTCTATCACGAAGCTCGTCGCTCTCCTCGTCTAGAACATCTAGAACAGCTTCTTTAAATTCTTTCACTGCTTAGATGTTAGCGAGCTTCTCTTCATTACGAAGAATAAATGAAAGAAATTTTTGGGCTTCTTTAATAACATCAAGGTCTTCTTTGGCCCCAATAGCGCCTATAGAATTAATGTAGTCTTTGATTAGCTTGTATGATGTAGCAAACTCGTCTTTAACGCTGAATTGTGAACCACCACCTGAACTATCGCTGCCTAACATATCGATCAGCTCGTCTCTATACTCCTCGTCCACTAAATGGTCTGCATCTTTTGGACTTTTGCGTATCCGCTGCAGTGTTCTAATTATATTCCCGTCAATGATTGCCATTAAATG